TAGCCGCCGATTCACTTGTAATAGATATTGGCTCTTGGCCACCTGTATCGAAGCTACCTCCATTATCTACAGAGGTAGTTTCGTTATTTAATTTTTTAAATGCCATGTTACCCTCTTAGATTAAGTTGTTGCCGGTAAACGATATAGTGGAATTACCACCTCTTGATTTTCTGTTAGTTTCTTCTTTATTCAGTTCTTCTAATTCTTTGTCAAATAACTGTTGATACTTTAAAATTTCTTCATTATCATTTAAATAAATAAATACTTCTAGTAAAGCACCAAACAATACTATTCTTTCATTCTCGTCTCTAAGCCAGTGAGAGGCTTCTTCACCTACCCAGTAGCTTGCGTCTTCGGCTAGTCTTGAGTTAAAAGAGGCTTCGGTTTTATCTACTGCAGCAGAGTAAGTTGTTGCTACTCCTCCGATATCTATTGTACCCAAGGCAGATTTCCAATTATTGAAAGTGCCAGAGTAGGTAGCATCCAGAGCAGGTAGTCTTCTGTAATAGTGTAGTTCTATTTCGTCTAATCGTTTAAAATTGCCGTGTAGTTTTAATTGATTACCTATTCTTGTGTAAAAGAAAAAATCTTTTGTTTGACCAAAGCCGTCATTGAAAGTTCTGTTATCTACTTTTTCATTGTATACAATACCCGGATTCTTATTAAGAACATTGGCATTCCTTACAAAAATAACTTCAATCATATCAAGAGGAACGGTTATAGAAAGAACCGCTCCCCCTCCTAAAAACGCACTAGGGCTAACATCTGGAGAACCTGCTGCTCCTGCAGCGTCTAATTCATCTTGAGTTCCTTCTACCACATAAGTTCTTGTAACTTCAAGTGGCGGCACACGTAGTGTTCTGTAAGCCTTATCTGCGGCGTAATCAAAACACTTTGTTACTACCGAGTTAGAAAGGACGGATACATCTCTGTTTGCCCAGTCCCTAATCATTCCTGCGTTGGTTCCAGTGAAATCACCAGATCCTACAAATTCTACGTATGTAGCCATAATAAATCCCTATGTCATTACTAGTAAGTCTGGGTATTCTGTTTTCAACAAATATACCAGTCTCTTTTTCTTAGCAGGGTCACTCATAAACTCAGGATCTAGTATATCCAGGTTATATTTAGTATTTAGCTCTAATACAATTACGTTTGGAATAGAACACATTTTCTGATAATGTGATTTTTTATTCCTTCCTGCTTCTCTTTCTTTTTTAATATCTTGTATAGTGTCTGAAATGTTTCCTTCAACTCTCCATACACTACCACCTGTATTGTCAGTAACCATTTGTCCCGTAAGATCTCCGGTTAAAGAACTATGTGTAAACTTTGCCATGCTGTGCCTTTTATTTATAGTGAGTCTATATAAGTACTAAAATCACCATTATTTGTAAGATTGCCTACCTGAATTCTATATACAGTAGTTGCAGTAGAACCTATCGCAATTATGTTATGTGTAGCACCCGGTCTAGACAAATATACTTTAGTAATTTTACCTGTACTGGGATCCACTTCTACGTGATTCTCACCACCCAAACCAAAAGTAGCTTCTTGTGAAGCTCCAATTAATGTTTCACCACTAACTACTAGTGCGTTGGCGTTTGCTGTAATCTTAATTAACATTTATTACTCCTATCAAGAAAGAGGACACCCGAAGGTGCCCCCTTATAGTAATTTTAAGCGCCGATGTTAGCGATTACACCCCAAGCGTTAGGGTTAGAACACTCAAGAGTACACTCTTCAACGAACATACCTACTGTGGAGTCACCGTTTTGACCTACGTCAACTTCCTGCATAGGACGGAGAGTAGCCATTTTGAACCACATTGGATCGTATACCAGAGCAAACGCATCTTGGATAGATACTGCGTCAGCGGAAGTACCACCTGTACCTGTTGCTGTTGCAGCAAGGCCCATGATGTAGTTTGGCTCTACCATAACATCACCGAAGTCAGACATATAGATGTCTACTGCTTGACGCAGTTTACCGGACTCATCAATGTTACGACGAACATTTGAACCTGTAGCATTTGCTTTAGCAGAGAATGTACGGCGGTTCTTTGGCGAAAGCATAACACGAGTGGCTTTACCGCCAGCTTCGTAAATTGTTTGCATGATTTCGTCAATGTGGGACAACTCAAGCTCACCTCTGTTAGAGGATGTAGACTCAGTAGAGAAGTTGTTTGCGCCAATACCTGCTTCTGCTGCAGTAACACCTGCATTAGAGATAGCCGCAGCTGTATTACCGGAATCTGTTGATGCAACGTTAACAACGTTAGAAGCCCAAGAATATACACCAGCCATAGTACCTGCTGCTGAAGCGGAACCTGGAGTGGATACGTTAAGTGAGTGAATCAAATCAGCTTCAACGTCACGGCGCATTTCTGTGCCACGCTTTTTGAGTTGATAAGCATACTCATCTGCAACGCCTGCTTGGTCTACCGCACGTTTGGTGCCGGAGACTGCTACGGTTTTAGCGTTAATTTGTGTGTAGTTGCCAAGACGAGAGCGATTACGATCTGCGTCTGCAAGTACTACACCACCGCCTGCACCGTGGTCACCACCAGTTGTTGTACGACCATCTGGAGTAACAGCGTCAAAGTCAGCACCTTGTGCAACACGAGAGTTGCCGGGAGCTTTCAATTCGTCTGTTTGCCATTCGTGGTAAATACCAGTAGCTTTTGTTTTGCCGATAGAGGACATGAAAGGAGTTTCATCACGAGTAATCATCGAGATAAAGTTTGCCAAATCCTCTTTTTCGGATACTGCTGCGCTTGATGCGCCTGAAGGAAAGCGGTTGCCTGTTGCGTTAGCCGCTTGTGTTGATGCACCGGAGGTGCCGTAACGTCCTGTTGCCATTTTATTTATACCTATATATTAGCCGAATACTGGCTTATCGTGTGGGAGCAAACTTTTTTAAGAACTCGATTTGATCTTCATTAGATGCATTTTGTTTAAATGCACGAGCCTTAACAGTTGCTTCCCTATCTTGTTTACGTTTAGTTGGTGTTCTAGCTTTCTTAGCAGGTACTTTCTTTGCGGGTATCTTAGCACGCTTTTTAGCGCCACTTTGTACTCCTTTTTTCAATCGTCTAAACTCATCCACAAATTTTACTAAGTTAGGATCTGATACTACATCAATAAGGGCCTCCGGTAGACCTTCCTCCAGCGCAAATTCACGCACAGAGTCTTTGATGCTATCATCCCAATCCGGGATAATATCTGTAATAGTATCATTAAAGTGTTTAACAGATTCTTGAAATTGTTGTTGTTGCAAAGCCTGTCGTTGTTGGCCTACTTGCGTAGCGAGGGACTCTCGCTTATTCCTTGCAGTCCAATAATCGTTTTGAGCTTTAGTTTGTTCTTGCGTTAGCTCACCAATTTCGTAAGTATCTCCTTCTAGCTGTGCACGAGACAACTTTTGAGTGATATCATGATACTTTTTCTGATGATTCATTTCTTCGCTATAAACTTCATTTGCTACAATTGTTGCTAAGTTTTCTATTTCACCTAGTTTTTGAGTACGCTCTTCCTCTAATGATTTACGAGCTTCCCCAATTTCACGACCTTGTTTGCTAAGATGTTGTTTGGTAGCGGAACCAGCAATCCAATCTGATAGCGGTAGAGTTACCTCTTCACCATCAATTTTATGGGTCACCATAATGTCTTCTAGATCATCTAATAAATAAGTCTCGACTTCGGTAGCCTCAGCATCTCCGTCTTCCTTACTATCATCTTCTCCTTCTTCATCATCTGGTTCAACATCATCTTCATATTCGGCAGAATCTACAGGCTCTTCAAGGTCTTCTTCTGTTCCTGTTTCTTCTGAGTCCTCAAGTTCAGGCTCGGGTTGAGATTCTTCGGGCATCGGAACCACCCCAGCTTCCTGGAGTATTTCAGATTTATTAAGAATGTCTGCAAGCATTTGATCTTCAGAACCGCTGTTGTCTAATAGGTCATCCTCTCGGGTAGAATTATTTTCTTCAGCCATTATTCAGTTACCTCCTTGCTAAGATAAGGGTTGTTCTTTCCGAAGTTCGGATTCCCTCTTTTTCTTTTAGGAGCGTAATTCTCTTCAAGCATTTCTATTAATGCTGATCGATATTCGACCAGACCTCTTACCGTACTAGCATCATTCCTAATCCGGTTAGCTCCATTAATATCTGCAATGTGTTGATTAATATAATAGTCTATTGACTTTTCAATATTCTCTATTACTTTATCAATTGATTCTCTACTGCTTCTAAGCATCACTATTTACCTCACCTAATTCTTCCATGATAGGAATATTCCGGCCTCGTGTCTCCATACTAATTAACTTCTCTTTAACGCTACCAAGCGCCATAGAGCAAGCATATAAGTGTTCTCGACTCTTGCTTTCATGAGGTTCTGTTCTCAGCCATTCAATAAAGAAATCTACAAGGATATCCCCGTATGCTGAGTCAAAGAAGCTATTGCGAGTGTGTGCAGCAAACTCTGCTTCTTGTAGTGCGATCTGCGATAGACGATCTGGATGCACCTTCTTGGTCATCCTCTTTTCGCCTGATTCTCTGTACTTTTCCATAATTTACCTTATAAGCACATCATCCTTACGGGTAGAGGTGCGGTAGAAGAGGGGGCTACTGCCCACCTCCTCCTATAGCTTGTTGTAGTAATTGAGCTGCTTGTGCAGGATCAATTCCCATTTGTTTTACCATTGCATCCAATGATTGAGTTTCTCCTGGAGGTGCCGCTTCAATAGACTTAACTATCTCTACAGCCTTCATCATTATTTCATCCATGTTCCCCGGAGTCGGGAGATGCTCTGGTGGTACTTCTGCTTTAATTGCAGCAGTTTTGAGTCTAGCCCATTCTTGGCTATGACGATCAAGTGCAATAGCTGTCTGCCTAATGTTATCTTGAAGCGAGTTATCCGCTTGAACTTTAGTATAAACAGAGTTAGCTTCTGCTTGTTTAGCTTTAGATTCTTCAACACGATTATTAATCTCCTTAATCTTAGCCTCTTGTTCGGCTGCAGTTTTTTGTAACTGTTCTGCTTGTTTAAGGAACTCTTCTGTAGTATGGTCTTGAAGGTAGTTCTCCGGCTTGAGATCAAGCGTATTTAGCATGTCAAAAGCAATATTAGCTATTGCATCTGGTTTAATCATACTACCTGCTCCTGCTTCTTTAAGCATAGGTACAAGTTGAGATGCAACCAACATTAACTTGTCACGCTTATTAGCGTTAGAGTTTTCTCCAAGGTTTACATCTACTTCTATTTCAATAAGCTCTGGAAGATTCTTAAGATCTATATTAAGTATTTCACCTCTACGATCTGACATGATTGATACTTCATCCATGTTATCACGAATAGATTTAAATACACCTTCACATAAACGTTTAAACCCACCTTCCGCAAACTTACGTGCAATATGTTGAATGCGTTTTTGACTTGCATTCATCACTTGGCTTAGCTTCATTTCGCTGTTACCAGACACATACAACTCATCATTAAGCCCTTGCGCTGCCTTAGACATGCCTGTTGCTTGTTCTTTATGAACTTGTAAGTGCTGTAGTAAAGGAACTGTGCCTGCACTAATTGCACTTGGAGGTAAGTCAGATACTGCGCCCTGTGGATTTCCATTAGTAGGAATAATCTGTTTAGGCTTAAGATTCTGTAGTGCAGAAAAGTCTACAACATTAGGGTCTGCAAGTTTAGGAGAATAGTTAGTAAGGTAAGTATTCTCTACAAATCCACGCAGAATAGCTGTTGATGTTAAAGTAGTAGAACGAGTCATGTCTGCTACTGACAGTCCAAAAAATTCATAAGGAATCTCGAATGGGCTGAGAGAAGCGAGTGGCACATAACTACAGTCTTCTTCATACAAAATAGTTGAGCCTGCAACAATGAAGTGCTTTAGTTCAGCAATACCATCGCCATCACGATCTACTTCCATCCAACACTCTGTAACAGATACGTTACGGTTGGCCTCTAATGATACATCATCTGCATCACCCATACCTTCATAATGCGCTTGTCCTGTTACTCTTTTGCGTACTGATACGTCATGAGAGTATGCTGAGTGATCTTCTGAAGAAGTAGGGAGTACTGACCAGTCTTCAACTTCGTCTGCAATATCAGGATACATCTTACGTATGTCTGATCGAGACATTTCTATCTGAATACCAACAAAGCTGGCAGTTTCAATACTGCTTGCGTCTCTTGAAATCAAAAAGTTTTCTGGTGGAACATTTTCAATCTTAACTTTAGACATATCATACGTTCTTTTAAGACGCACATCTTCGTAAGCATTAGTCATGGGATTGAAGTTTAATTCACCAACAACTTCCACATCTTTATCAGATAGTTTAAGATCAAGAGCTTCTTCTGTAAGTGATTCATACTCTTCAAACTTAGTAGAAACATCTTCAACAAAGTCCCAACGGATTACTGAGTTCTTCCACAACAAAGCGGATTTGACCCAAGTATTCATTAGTTCCCAGCCGTTATTCTTCTTAAATATAGTATAGTTTACCAGCTCAGAAGCATCGTTAGCTGCAGCGATGGCTGTAGGAGAGACGGACCAGGGCTTAAACTTAGCCAGTCTGTTATTATTAAACATAAGTTCTGAAATAATTGCAAGGTAAGCCTCAACTGTTTCTGTAGTATCCGAAGATACAATTTTAGATACACCATTAGGTGTAAGATGCCCCGAGGGTAACCCTGCGTACTCGTAAGTAGACTGTAATCTATCGTTAGCAAGCTCAGAAGAGTTTAAGAAATCTCCAACAGAAGTAGAAACCCCCGCTGAAATAAGACTTATTAGTTGGTCGTCAGTTACTTTTTCACGGTAACCTGTCATATAATCGCCCATAAAGGCCTCCTATCTATCTAGCACCCCTATGGGTATACGAAATTAGTTCGAGGTTTTTGAACCAAAGGTACCTCGAAAACCTTAAAGGACAGCATGAGGTTCAGCTGTGTAGTCCGTCTTTCCCCTCTTTCCGCCATTCTTCACGGTGAGCACGGACAAGTTCTGGTTCTTTTACTGGAGCCTCATTGGCTCTAGCAGTAGTAACCGAATTTTTAGATTTAAGAGTAGGATCCCATACTTTACCATTCTTTTGTTTTACACCCTTTGAGGGTCTGTATATAGACATTCTTATCCTCCTAAATCTTTTTTGAGTTGAGCTAATTCTTCAAGTTCTTCTACACTCAGATCTGCACTAGATTTTTCTGCGGTAATAGATTCAACTCTTGTCTTCTTAGGTGCTTTGTATTCACCTAGCTCTTTAGCAATTTTAAAGGCTTCTTCTCTATCACCATCTTCCATTGCTTCATGCATAAGCAATTTCATTATGTCCAGAGGATCTTGTGCAACCGAATTGATTGCTTCCAAAGTTTCAGCCATTTCTGCTGCTTTCTCTTTGATTCTAATATCTCTTTCTTTCTTTAACCTACGTGCCTCGGCAGAGGCTTTAACCCACGCTGCCTGAAAGTTTTTAATTTTTTCTTGACCTTCAGGAGTATCGGGGTTAATCATATGTTGAGCAAAGTTAGCCTGACGAGGATCTTTCATCATCCTTTGTCTAATTTCTTCTATTTGTTTACTTGTCTTAGGCATTAAATCCATTCCTCATTGTTACGGTTGACAAAGTTCTTTTGTCTCCAATCAACTTTGTTATTAGATAACTTGTCAATATTAGTACGATACGCTTCCCATGCAATTGCAAGGGCCATGACAGTATCATCGTTGCGTCCTTGTATTGCTTCTGTTTTACCTGATGCTGTAGATATATAAGTCTTCATTTC